TTCTTAGCTTGGTTGCGAGCCTCTTGGTGCATCTCTGCTTCCAAGCCCGTCAAGCCACGTCCGCTAGCGGCCTCTTGGATAGCCTTACCGAAGCTGTAGCTACGCTGCACCTTTGCGATGTCGCGGTCCTCAGCGGTCTCGCTAGCCGTCATAGCTGCGTTGCGGGCCAAGATAGCCTCTGTCTTTTCCGCGTTAGCAATTTTGCCGTCGAGGTCGGCAATTTGATCATTGAGGGTCGCTTGACGCGATTCCTCATCTTGGGTGAAGTCGCGGTCTGCGGCCTTGGCACCCTGAACGAGCGCCTCAAGTTCTGCGACTTTGGCACCGCGCTCCTCTTTGAGAGAGAGAGAGTTTTTCATCCTGTTAGGATTTGAGTTTGTGAATGGACAATTGTGCCTCGGCCAGCTTCACAAGATGAGCCTTGGAGGTGGGAATTTCTGTTTCCGATTGAGACTCGAGAGCACCAATCATGTCGCGCATAGCGACCGAAGTCTGTGGGTAGGCTGGAACCGAGACTACTGAGACGTCGATGAGACGTCCGATTTTCTCGATACGACGGAGGTAGCGGCCATTGTCTTGGCGCTCATACTGATCCTCTCGCACGGTGAAAGCAAAGCTGCTGCCCTTGATGTCGCCTCGCTTGATGGATTCTTCCAAGTCGCGGGCATACGTCTGATTACCAAGACGGAAGGTGTACTTCAAGCCCTTCTCGTCAATCTCCATACGGAGGGTGCCCTCACCGCCTGTGCTGCGGGCGAGGACCATGTTCATGTCGTGGTTGAACAAAGCAACCACGTCGTCATTAAGGCTGTCGTTGAACGCGTCGCGGCTGATGACCTCGTCGACTTCGCCAATGCGTGTCTCTGCGTCAAATACAGCTGCGTAGCCCGTCACAATGCGACCGCCATCATCGTCGTCACGGAACTCAATGTCCGCGCAACGTCTTTCAAAGTCACTCATAGCGTTGCTCTTTTTTTCTTGTTGTTTGATTTTGCTAGCACACCAGTATGGGGCAAGGCGCGTCGAGCGGCATTGCGGGCAGCCTCTGGATATCCTCCGTAGGTCTCAGCCATCGCTATTTTGATTGTGGGAGTTGGTGACGCTTTGAGCATACGACTGCATGCTGTCAAGTGGGATTTGGTTGATTTGAACCAAATGCTGATCACCCTCTGGCACCTTGTTTTTGTCCTCCATCGCCCGAACCTCGTTGACACTGAATACTCCAGACATCAAGAGAGTTTGGTAGTAGTTGGCACGAGCCTGCATATCGCCACGCATCAAACTCATCATGTTGAACTTGAACATGCGCTTACCGCGCTCCGACTTTTTCAGCAGCTTCTTGTTGAGTTCTTGCTCAATGTTTTTGAGCCAAGGGGCAATCGTGTGCTTAGCAAAGAAGAGGTCTTGCTGCTCTTGGTTGCTGTACTTGACGTTTGCGTCCATCTGAACCATGCTCGTGGGCACGTTGAAGATGCGGCAAACCTCCTCTACCTGGTACTTGCGAGTCTCCAAGAACTGACACTGATCGGGCGGGATGCCCACTCGCTCGTAGCGCAACCCAGCCTCAAGCACAGCCGTGCTGTGTGCCGCGTTCATGCCGTGGTATTTAGCGTCCCACGTCTGCATCAGTCGGTTGTACTGCTCCTCAGTCAGGATTTTGTCCGTATGCAATACGCCGCTCATGTTACCGCCACTGCCAAAGAAGCTGCTGCCATACATCTGTGCAGCATACCCTAGTGAGATGTTTTCCATGTGCTCACGAATGGGTGACAACCCACGGAAGCATTCCACCACAAGTAAGTCCTCGTTGTAGTAGGCATCGCTGTGATCCTCATGGATGTACATGCGACGACCATCAATGTACTTCATCTTCACCTTTGTGGGTGAGAGGAGTTCGAGGCTTACGGGGTCGCCAGCGATATTGCGCTTGATTTCGGCATAACCGCATCCGTGGATGAGCGCATCGCTAACGAGATGCTGGAAGAACTGGAATGGATTCCAGTACTCACTTGGCGCCTGAGACACCAAGTACAGACTTGGGTGAGCATCAAGCATAATCTTGCCATCACGGTCGCGCTCATACAAGTGCAAGTCCATGCTGGCGATGGTGCTGCTGATCTTGTTCACACAAGCGTATACAGCGCTAACCGCTAACGCTCCGTCCTCACTAAGTGAGAAGCCAGTCGTAGTCGGCACGAAGGGGAACGACGCTCCCATATGCACGTTGGCAAATGAACGCTCCTCCGTATTTTCTTGCCCGCCAAATGCCTTGCGGATGCGGGCCAACAGGCCATTGCGGTTCTCAGCCATGTTCGCAATAATACGTAATGCAGGACAACTTTTGTCTTACTTTGTTCGACTCTTCAGGAGCCGTCTCATAATCGTATGGAAGCTCTGGTAGCAGCTGTACCTCGTTCGTCCAAAGATGCGCTCGAAGTCATCCTCTACGCTGTAATACGCATCGATGTTTCGTTTGTGCTGATAGAGGCGCCGTTGGTATTCATTCAAGAATCCTTCGGGGCTGCTTAGCTTCTTGGCCAAGGCGAGTTCATCCTCGCATGTGCGCTTGGGTTTCATATGAATCGTATGTTGAAATCGTCAGGAAGGGTATTGTCATCATCTTCATACGTCATAGCCTCTCCGATGGCACACACCAGTGCCACTACGCCGTCTATCTTATCGCCACTTCTTGCTTTGTCTGGTTTCATGTTTAAGGCTGGGTCGTAGGCGACGCTAACGTTGCCAATCATCCAGCGGAGAACGGGATCGCCCTCGTGATTAATCTTGCCCTCAAGGACCAAGCGATACAGCTCTTTCATGGGTGCGCTCATGCTGACGAATCCCATGCCCATGGGACTCATCTCCACCCCGTCGTTTTGTAGGTTGATGACGAGTTGCGTGGAGTTGTATCGGTCGTAGGCGATGCTCTTGACGTTGTACCTGCGCATGATGCAGTCCTCGTCAAACTTGACTTGACCATTCTCGACATAGTATCCGCTGATGGCCTTGCGGATGTAGTCGTAGTCGCATACGTTGCCTGGCGTGACGGTCACCTCTGTGGCGTCTTTGAGCTGCAGGTAGATGGTATTCTCGTCTTTGTAGAGTCGCTGCTCAACAGCAGCCTCTGGTAGCCAGTAGAAGCGCTTGGTGTCGTAGCCGCCATCCTCACGCGGGAAGGCTAGGCATAGTGCGCTCCAGTCGTTGACACTTGCCAAGTCAAGTCCGCCATAGCAGATTTGGCCCTGTTCGGGAGTGAAGCGCTGGTGGTCATTGTCCATCCAAACCTCATCCTGTATCCAAGTAACCTCGCTGCGGACCCAGAGGTTGCAATGCTTAGTCTTGAAGTTCACCTCCTCCGCGCCACCATAGTTGCGTGCTTGGACGCTCTGCTCACGCAAGTAGTCCATGCTGATGCTCTCGTGTAGGCTAGGGTTGGCTTTGATCCACACCTCCTCGTCCTTCCAGTCGTCGTCATCATCAAGTTCGTAGATGAGAGCAAGCAGGCTCTCGTCCTCCTTCTTGCCGTCTAGCACCTCCTTGCATGTCCTGGCCAACTGATAGCATGGGCCATCAACATTAAAGCCTGCCGTGGTGATGGTCATCATAAGTGGCTGTAGTCGCGAACCCATAGAAGACTTTAGCACGTTGTATACGTGGCTGGTGGGGTGAGCGTGGTACTCGTCGACAACAGCAAGATGGCTGTTTAGTCCATCCAAGCTGTTCTTGTCGCTGCTCAACGGCTCCGCCTTGCTGTTGGTCTTGGTCACATGCATGTTCGCACGGTGGCATCCAATACGCTTGTTCAGGATAGGGCTGGCCTTGACCATGCGCTGCGCCTCCTCAAAGACGATGCGGGCTTGATCACGCTTGACAGCAGCGTAGTAAACCTCGGCGCCAGGCTCATTGTCGAAGTCGAGCATGGCTAGGCTCAACCCACTGAGCAGAGTGGACTTGCCGTTCTTACGCCCGACCTGTATATAGGCCGTCCTGTATTTGCGGTATCCGCTGTCGGCGTGGTGCCAGCCGAAGATGTTGGCTACGATGAACTGCTGCCACGGCAGAAGCATGAAGGGTTGCCCAGCAAACTTGCCCTTGCTGTGACGTAGGAACTGGTGGAAGAACTCGATGTAGCGCTGCGCCTTATCAGCGTCAAAGACATAGCGCTCGTCCTCGAACAAGTCAAAGAACTTCTCACACGCGAGCTTAACGTACTTCGATGACACTATCTTCCCCGAGGTGATATCGTCCGCATACTGGGCATATGTCGGTAGCGTACTCATTCTTTCTTGTGGGCTTGTCTGCCGCTAACCCTAGCGTGACAGAAGTCGCACAACCCCCTAATCGTTTCGATGTCGTAGAATCGGTCGTCGGGCCATCGCCACCGCATACGCACAGGCGGGTGGTGGTCGGCGACGTTGCTTGGGGTGACTCTGTCGAGCTTGTCGCACAACACACACAATGGATCGCGCTGCAAGACGAGCAGGCGTGTTCTCTGCCACTGCGCGGTGTGGTATCGCCTATCAGGTGAGGACGTGCGGCCTTGCTGCGGCTTGGCCTTGCGACCCTTCGCCTTGGCCTTCCACGGTCTGCGCTTCTCTTTCCTGTTGACATAGGGCATTACTTCGCCTTGAGCTTCTCGTATACGTCGTCCTCGTCGTGGCCCAGGACCATGCCCGCAATCTTCTCGCGGTCTACAGGAGACAGACCCCACTTGCTCATCATGGTGGTGAACGATTGCTGCGCCTTAGTGTACGCCGTGTACAGACCGCTCACGTTGCTAGTCCCGTTCTCGAAGACTTGAATCACATCGTCGATGCTCTCAATCTCCTCGGCACACCAGCGCATAATAGCGATGTTCTTGGCCATTAAGCTCAGGCCGATTGCGTCCACCGTGTGCAGCAACTGGTACTCGGCCAAGTGCTCGATGAGGTTTTGGTAAATCTCTAGTTCAGCGTCACTTAGCGTGAAGACAGGGCGCGGTCGCTCGGGTAAGCTTTTGATCAGGGGCTTGATTTCGCGGCTTGGTCTCTCGGTGCCCTGAAGCGCTTTTAGAGCCGCCGCCTTTCGGTTTGCAGTCATAGTCAGTCGATTACAGCGGTCAATATAAGGCATTATGTCTGACCCCCCCACCCAAAAAAGTGGCTCTATTTATATGAGGCCCCGCGCGCCGTTCTGTGCCGTGACGAACAGCAGATGTGTTGCCCCATACCCCTGGAGGCCGCACCGTTGCTGAGTTTCACGGTTTCGGCGGACCTGATCCCTAGTGTTTTCGGGGGTTTCAGGCGATCGAGCCTCTGAAAGCCGCGCCATTGCTAGGTTTCTTTAATCCTACAATTTTGGTGGGTTTCAGATCTGGATCAGATCAGCGTCAGATCAGCGTCAGATCTGGATCAGGTGCAGCGCTAAAACCCGCGCCATTGCTGCGAATCGTGTTTTTTTTGCGTATTTCTTAGCCTCGTTTGTTGCTAGTTTGATCAACATGGCTACATTTGTGATGTCCAAGGCGGACGCCTATTCACACATTATATCACACATTATGTACAACATCATTCTCGTCAACGCTCAGCGCTCGGTCTTCGATCGTTTTTCAGAGTTGCCCAACGTATTCACTTGCCGCGCATGTTATGGCGATCCAGTTAACGGAGTCAAGGCTTTCACCTTTGATACGCTGCAGCGCGCTGAGGAAGCGGCCAAGGAATACGCTCGAATTCGTCCAGATCATAAGTACATGCCGCTGAGTCCAACGCTGGATATCATTGAGCATGCCCGCGTGAACGAGGGCACGACCTTTGTTCAAGTTGACTTCGATTCAAACCTTTAATCTGAAACCTTTAATTCCTTATATGATGTCTTATTCAGATCTTCAAGCCATGCGCCAACGCCATGCCATTATCGATGCCGCATCGAATCAAGCGGACGATGTTTTCAACGCATTTGCTGTTCCCGCTTGTGTCATTGCTTCTTTTGGTTTCCTTTCCTTTATCGTTTGCGCTGTTTTCGGTGCGACGTTGGCGGCCGTTTATTGCCTTGGCGCGTGTTTTGCTGTTTTCATGGCGTTGTTCGTGATCGCGCACGTTGCCCGATTCGTTTTGTTTCATGCTAAGACTTGGAACGTATGAACACAGCAGCAATTACCCACGACTTGCGCCAGTACTTGGGGCATATCGCGCCAACGTCTGAAAATGTGCGGGAAATTTGGTTGACGCTGCAGCATGTTTGCCACGAAAACGACGTGCCATGCCCGCGCTACCTAGGCAGCGTGAACAGCAGCAGCAAAATCATCAAAGGAGAGACGTTGAACCTTGATACGTATATAATGTATTTGGCTGCATCAAACATGGCGGGCGTTGTAAATACATGCCCCGCTGCATCTGAGGGGTGTCGCGCTGCATGTTTGGTGAACAGCGGCCGCGCCAGTTTTGACGCTGGCGTGAATCGCGCCCGCATTTTGCGTACTTGTTTGTACGCTGCATCGCGCAAACATTTTTCTGTTTTGTTGTTCGACGAAATTCGTCGCGCTGCTGCTGCTGCAGCCCGCAAGCGCCGCAAGTTTGCCGTACGTCTCAATGGAACGTCGGACCTCAGCCCGCGCGCTTTCAAGGTCGACGGCCGCGACGTTTTGGAGACGTTCCCCAACGTTACATTCTACGACTACACAAAGGTGTGGGGCCGCGCGCGTCAAACTTGGCCCGCTAATTACGTCCTCACGTTTTCATGGACCGACGGCCGCGATTGGGCGGACGCGGTCGATCTGATGCAGCGCGGGCATGCCGTCGCTGTTCCTTTTGCTGATCTGAACAGCGCGGGCCGCGTCAAGGTAGCGCGGGCGGCAACTTTGCCCACATCGTTTGGTCAAGTGGATGCGGGCGGGCGTCAGATCTGGAACTTTCCCGTTTTCGATGGCGACAAAACAGACGCGCGCTTCCTTGATCGTGTCGAAGGTGCGCCAAAGGCGGGCGGCTACATCGTAGGGTTGCGCGCTAAGCGATCCACGATCGAAGGTGAACGGACGGCCTTGGCCTCGGGTTTCTTTGTTGCCATCTGATCCAGATCTGATCCAGATCTGAACAGCGGCCCCATGCGGGCCGCTTTTTTTTTGTCTGATCCAGATCTGATCCAGATCTGACCCAAATATCATCGTTTTCCAGGAAAAACGCATTTTAAGGCGATTTGAGGCCACTTCACGGTCATGGCGGTATGTTGATATAGGTAGCAACTTTTAAGGCCTTATATGGCGCTTAAATTGGCTCAAGCCGCGCGGGCCGCGTTGGCGCTGCGTTGGCGCTGGATCAGATCAGCGGGCGCGGACGTTGGTTGATCAGATCAGCGGGCGCCATGGCGGGCGGAAGCGCTGGAAGCCGCGCCAACACTAGGTTTAAGCTAAATCCTACCAAAACGGTGGGATTCAGATCTGACTTAATCCTACTAATCCTATGGGATTTAGGGTATTTAAATGTTAAAACGGGTCTAGGGCTTCATGTGGCGGCCCCGTCACGAATGATTTCCAGAAATCATGATCTTTTTTTTTCTCTTTTTCTTTTTTTGTTGTCAGTTTTGTCTATCTTTGCCCTGAAGGTTGTCACGGTGACGGCCTCATTCAGAACTCTTAATTCTTTTTCTCATGTGTGCATTTTCTGAACTCCAAGCCGAATTCGACGCTCGCAAGGACCAGCGCGATTTCGCCAAGCACCAACAAGACATCGTCTTTGGTACTTGTGACCCCAAGGTTCTCGAGGTGGTCGAGAACGCGTGCAACGGCTACGGCCTCTTTGCCAAGGTGACCCAAACGGGCCACAACATTCAAATCAAGTTTTGGGAGGAGCCTACGGCCCCTTGCGACGACGTTAACGATTGGGCTTGCCTGCTGATCGAGGCGTGCATGTTCATCGCTGGCCAGACAAGCCAACTCAACTGGTCATGGCCTGAGACGTTCCACTTCGAGAAGGGGCACGCTGTCATCCTTGTGGAGACCCGCTGAAAAAAAAAAAAAAA